CTTACGAATACTACAAGAACCATCAGTCAAAAGATATCAAGGCGAGTATACTCATAGCCGATGAGATTTGGAGTCCCTCTGCGTTTCTTGTAGAGATAATGAAAGAGATAAACCCTTCCGCTGTATACCGGGTGATACCGAATACCATACATCAAAAGGAGGAGCAATGGGTTGATTGGGAAAAGGATATGCCTAAAGACTACAAGGTTCGCTTTGGATATCTCGGAGCCAATGGACATCAAAAAGATTTAGAGCAGATGGGTATGACGTTTGAAGACCATGAGTTATATTGCATGGGTCTGATGGACTATCCAGAAAAATTAAAAGCAAAGTATAGAATGAACCCTGTGGATATTACTCAGTACGCTAAGTTGTACAAGTTCTTCGATGTCTCCCTTAGCCCCTTGAAGGACTCCAAGTTCAACAAAAGCAAGTCTGAATTAAAAGTAGTTGAAGCAGGGTTCACTCGTACTGCAATCATAGCATCAAACGTAACGCCATATAAGGAGGTTATAAAGCACGGAGAGACAGGCATCCTGTGTGACACACCACAAGAATGGAAGGAGGCCGTAGAGGGCATGACATTACCCAAGGCTATGAGGCTTGGTAAGAATCTTTACGAGTATTGTAAAGAGCATTATGATTTGTCTACCATAAATAAACTGCGGCTTGAAGGACTCTCATGAAAGACCAGATCCCACCATACCTAAAAGAATACGCCAATGACCTTACGTTAAGAAGGATAGAGGCTAATCGCAGAAGGTATAAGGGTACTCACAAACAGAGAAAGGGTACAAAGCAATCAGTATTATTGGGAGAAGTATCAAGAGAGTATTACACAGAGTACATAGGCATACTTGGTGAGTTGCTTATCCGTCATTACTTTGAGGTTACACCAGAGGTAACTAGATATACAGTGTCTACGCTGTTAAAAGAAACAAAGAATGTTACTGATGACCCAGACATTATAGTAGAGTCAACAAAGATTAAGTACGGACTTAGTGTAAAGACGTGTGAGGAAACATTCAAGGCTAACAAGAGAGCGATGGACAAAGAGGATTCGGACATCGTGTTGTTTATCTTATTTACATCTCCAGAAGAATACTTATTTGCCGATTTCTCACCCGACGAGGTAAGGCTCTGGGATGTAAGGCACGCATACTCACCCTATTACGAAATGAAACCTCTATAGATACGTTTTGTATCTTCGATGCTCCCACAATTTCGTGGGTTACAAACAATTATTTACCGCTCATTATGGAAGACTTCGACAAATTCGTAGCAGAACTTGAATCGGCTGAACAACCGACTTGTAACATCTTAAACCCGGAAGACTGCGAAGCGTGTGGCTCCTGATCAGGAGATTAATTTCTTACGTAAGAAAAGCACAGATAGAAGAAGCAACAGTAAGTAAAAAGAAAACTTGTAAACCTTGTTGTACCACCTGTCGCTGTCCTTCATAACGATGGACGGCACCGGTACTTCTATCACTTGAACAATGGTATCGCTATCACACATAGCATCCACCATAATAGTGTCAAACGAACGCACGATGTTAACCTTAAGTCTATCCTTAGTGATGGTAATGGTGTCCCGCTGTTGAAGAATTATGGTATCACGCACCGAGACCGGTGCAGTTACAATCGTATCCGTAACAACAACCGTGTCTTTCCTTAGTACGCTCGGGTCTTTCTTGATTGCTTTTCTTAGGTGCCACTGCGCGCTGCAACTGCTCAATGATAGCACTATTATTAATAAGGATAGCCATTTCATTTATCTCAACTGATAGTTAACACCCGCTCTTAGGTTGAATATATTTCTGTCCCAATACTTCATGTACTCGACCTCTGTAAAAAAGCCCCAACGCTTTCCTGGTTTCCATCCAAAGACAAGACCTGCACTATAGTCAACCCATTGGACACCACGATGATTATGCTCATTGCAATCCTCATCACAATTGTGCTCAACAAAGTTTTGATATGAGAACTCATGACCTCCAACTATATGTCTATGATAAGGCAGTACACTTGCCCAGGAGTGAATCCAAAAGTCGTCTTCATAATGATAGTAATCTACACCGGCTATTCCAGAGATAGAAGCCAAGGCACCTACGCTATCAAGCATCACCCTATTGTAGTCATTTACTATGTCTTTGTATATATATTTTCTAAAGTCAGCATCAGTGTCAGCAACTCTTTCTCCTTCACTGTTTTGCCACCACCAATCAAAGTTATCTATTTCACTGTCGTTATCATAGTCAATACCATAGTAGTTGTCTGAGTATCCGTAATCCATTGCAAGATCCCACCAAGGCTTATCCGCAAGATAATCTGCAATAGGGTCGTATCCATAGGGCTGATGTTGTCGTGCTGCTAAACCTACACTGAAGTCTAACTCTCCTATATGTAATCGAGCACGGCTATCTACCTGGGTGAAGTTTAAATCAACGAGTCCTTGGTTGTAATACTCAGCCTTTATCACAAAGTATTTAGAGAGGTGTCTAAGGAAGTATCTTTGGTTAATGTACTCTGACCCCTGTTGACGTCCCACGTCGTACTGAGCGAGATACTCAAGCCCCTTTACGGAACCAACCGTTGCAGACAGTGCTGTTGTAGACTCTGTTTGTCCATCATAGAATCTGTTCTGTCTGTTCTCATAATCGTAGCGAGCAACCCTACGCACTCCTATGGTTGCCTTATAGTCAAACGGATTTTCTATGGTTATGTCTTGCAGTTCACCTGCCTGGGTAACAAAGTATTCTTTTTGCGCAGGCATAGGCGATGAAGCAAAAGCGCTAGTGTAAAACGTAGCGTACTTAAATACTCCCCCAATCTTCTGCGCCTGGGATAATGTGGAGGATAGTATAAAAAAAGTAATCAGTATGTTTCTCATCAGAATTTACTTGCGCCGGTTATGTCATCAATGACCGCTTGTATATCTTGGTGTGTAACAGAAAGGCTCAATGAAAGCCCCGGCTCCCACCGCTGTATCTCTTTACCGTTTTGATAAAGAACTATTGTAGGAACAGACTTTATGTTTCCGTACTCCTTAACCTCAGCGTCATCAATCCACGCATCGATAACCCGGGCGTCACTAATTTTTTTTAATGGTACGCTGTTGCTAGAATTAAACTCAGCGTTATAATGAACCACCACCAATCCCCTGATCGGCACCTTGAAGGCACACAGCAGGGTGAATGCTATGGCGAGGGCAGCCTTTTTCATTTCATCTCGAAGAGGCGCCCCTCTATTTTGTCTAGTTGCTTCTTGATGTCATCAACATCCGACTTGGTGTTCATGATTGTGGTGCGTATCAACTCATCTTTTAAGTCGTACTCTGTTCTTCCTATCACTGGTGCAGGTAATTCTTTTGCCTCTTGCACCTCAGCCTTTAGGTCAAAGTATCCAAGGCTAACTATCACTGCGCCGCCGATAATCATACCAACCGTCTTTAATGATAGACCTACTACCGTGTCTTCTGATATCTCTTTATTTATTGCCACCGGACTTAGCAAATTTTTCTAGTCCAGCGATTCCAAAACATCCTATCGTGACGTACACGAAAGAGTTGTAGACACCTTCATTGATTACTAAATCTTTTCCCAACGCACCTGTTACCAGATCAAGCGTCATGACACAAACCATTACAGCAAATGAAAGCGCACCAAGAATACTCTTCTCGTTCCAGTCATTGCTGTCTTTAAATACTTCTTTCCAACTCATTATTTACCCGATGATCCCGAAGAACCAGAGGAACCCGAAGAACCCGATGAGCCAGATGACCCAGAGGAACCCGATGAACCGGACGGAGAACTAGCCCCCGAACCATTGTCGCTCTTGCCTTCGCAGTATTTACATTTTCTTTTAAAAACCTTTACGGCTAACCAACAATATAATTTCTTTAATCTTTCCATTTTACAAATATATGAATCCTATTCCGGAAGTTCGAGGTCGTACTTCACATACATAGCCTCCTCTGGGCTCTTCGCAAACGTCCTATCTATAGTACTCTCTACGCTTGCTATAATCTTATAGTTCCCAAACTTATTTGCATAGTTCGCAGCAAACTCATACGCTCTTTTTATCTCGTCCAACCTAACTTTTCTGTTTGATTTTTCGTTGTCACTAAGAGAAGTGTATGGCTTACGGAAGTTCTGTGCGCTCATGTTGTAGTAGAACTGTCTTGATATATCGACAGGGTAGTCCCTAAAGATTACCGCAGTAGATAACTCAGCCGCTGTTTCAAGGGGTTGCAATTCTAAGTCGGGGTCTTTCTTCGCTGCATCCATACGCTTGCGGTATTCACGTGCGATGTAGTTCATGTTAGGTGGTATGAAAGTCTCCTTAAATATATAAGAGCCATAGGCATCTGACCACTCCGTTAGGTTAGGGCCAATGATGTATTTATGGAACCAGCCTACGTCCTCGTTATTAAGGATTGGTCGTCCATAAGAGTCTTTTCCATCAACAAGATTAAAGAGCAATCGTGCCGCAAGGTTAGGGTCTTTGAAATCAGACGCTATACTTTGCAACATATTGCTTCTTGATATACCATTACGACCATATATAAGTCCTTGCAGTTCATCGTATGGGTCTTCCGAACTCATGTTAGCAAAACGAATCTTACCTTCCTTGCTCATTTCTACAGCGACAATGTTAGACCCTTGCATCCAAGGTGGTAGTATATAGTTTGCTGACCTCGCTTGTAGACCAAGTTCTTCTTCCTCGTCATCTTTCAAAAGCATACCGGCTATGGCTTGATATCCAAATTTAGATAGACCTGCCAATGCAATACCCATACTCAGTGTACCTGCACCATCTACCATGTACGCATCACGTTGAGACTTGGTAAGGTTTTCATTAGTCATAGCCTGTCCCAGATCAGCAACCGCATTGCGATAGATACTGAAGAAACTACGGAAGGCTTCAACACGGAATGAAAGGAAGTCACCCACTGGTAACTTAAATAGATTACGGAAGGTAGGATTAATACGAGACATCGTAGGCATGTTCTGCTTGATGCGCTCGGCTGTCATCTCATCAACCTGTTGCTTTTGTGCAAAGGAAAGTTCATCGTATGACTTACCCTCCGGATTAGACTCAAGTCTCTTAGCAAAGTTCTCACGCTTAGTGAGGTAAGCAATCATCTTAGTATAGTCATCAATGAATCCATACTGATATGCAGTACGCGCAGCACGTACACCCAACTCCCGCTGTGCTTTTTTTACACCTGCTGGTAACCAACTCCACGCTAACTCTGGGGACACACCCTCTAACTGTTGCATGAATGAATCGTTTATGTCACTGAACATACCCATGTTAGGAGAAGAACCAAGCAATCCAAGTTCACCCATGCGGTCAAGGATTGCTTCGTACTCTGGGTCTAACTCACCGTCTTTCATCTTCTTAAATCTGTTCTGCAAATCTTTCATTGCAGTCAGCCCACCTCTGTGTTTGTTAAACGGCAACACAAAGTTTGCACCTAAGAAGTACCATCCACCCATGATGTTCTTTCTCCAGGTAGGTAGGTTATATAGTACACGTACACGACGCATCTGTAGTAGCAGTTTATAGTACCCTTGAAGAACCTTGTTGTCAGACTGATACATTGGGGTTT